TGTTATGCTAGTGAATGATGCTTTAAAGTACAGAAATATGAAGAACGTTAAACCTCTCTCAGCTGCGCAAGCATCTAAGCCAGGTAAGTTTTTATCTTCTGGTGTGAAAAAAGATAGTTCTGATATTAATTTTCAGAAGCGTAAAGAAAAGTTGGGTCGTCTCAAAAAAACAGGCAATGTCAACGATGCCGCAAGCATCTTCTATGACATTATAACCAACAAAAAAAAATAGGAAAAAAATATGGCACAAGTATCAGGCACATATAGTAAATATGATGCAGTTGGACTTAGAGAAGATCTTACAGATATTATCTATAACATATCTCCAACTGATACGCCTTTCATGTCAAGCATTGCAAAGTCAAAAGCGACTGCGGTGAATCATGAATGGCAACTAGACACATTAGCATCTGCTGCTGCAGACAATGCTAAGATTGAAGGAGATGAAGTATCTTTTTCTGCACCGTCTAGCACAACAAGAAGAGGAAACGTTACTCAGATTTCTACAAAATCTGTTATCATTTCCGGAACGTTAGAAGTGGTTAACAAAGCTGGAAGAAATTCTGAGCTTGCTTACCAAATTTCTAAAGCTTCAAAAGAGCTTAAAAGAGATATGGAAACATCACTTTGCGACAACAATGCTCAAGTTGCTGGGGATGACTCAACAGCTAGAGAACTTTCAGGACTAGGATCTTGGTTAAAAACTAACCAAAGTGCTGGATCTGGCGGATCTGCTCCAGGAACTTCTGGAACAAACGCTAGAACTGATGGAACTCAAAGAGCTTTCACAGAAGATCAACTAAAAACTGTTATCAAATCAGTATGGGATAACGGTGGAGACCCTTCAATGGTTATGGTTGGTTCTTTCAACAAACAAAAACTTTCTGGTTTTACAGGTGGATCTACAAGATTTGACCCAGCTGAAAACAAAAGATTAGTTGCTGCTGTTGATGTGTACGAATCTGATTTCGGTGCTTTACAAGTAACACCAAACAGATTCCAAAGAGCTAGAGATGCTTTCGTATTAACTCCAGAGCTTTTCGCTGTAGCTTTCTTAAGAGATTTCTCTTTAGAAGATTTAGCAAAAACTGGTGATGCTATGAAACAATTCTTGTTAGTGGAATATACTCTTGAATCTAGACAAGAATCTGGTTCAGGAATTATTGCTGACTTAACAACGTCATAATAACCCAAAAATATAGGGGGGATTATTCTCCCCTATATCTAACTTAACTTAGTTTGGTCTTTGAAGTCTAAAGACGGAACGAAGCAAACATAGGAAAAAAAATGAGAACACTTAATGACTACTTTTTAACTGCTAGATTAGCGGATGTATCTGCTCCTAGTTCAGTTAACATTGCTGTACCTGATGATGGAAAAATTATTAAAATTATTTCTGTATTAGGTGGAGCAATAACAACAGCTAATTCTGCTGTAACAACTGCTATAAATGGAACTACTGTAACAGGTGGTGGATTTACAGTTGCTTTTTCAGGATCTGCTGCTGGAGACATTGATACTGCTGAACCAACAGCTGCTAACAATGTTACTGAGGGTCAATACATAACAATTACTTCTGACGGTGCGTCATCTACGACTCAACCATTAGATATAACTGTTATCATTAGACGATAATTATAGTGGGGATAGCAATATCCCCATTTAAACATGGAGAAACAAATGGCTAGAAAGAAAAAAGAAGTAAGTTTAGATAATAGAATTGATAGTATCATTGATCTATTAGAAGATTTAAGATACGAACAATCAAATAAGAAGTGTCAAAATTGTCAAGGAGTTGACGAAGATGACATTAATATTAACGATGAAGATGAGGAGAACGAATAATGTCAGGTAAAAGTACAGATCCAGCTTTTGCAGTAGTATCTAATGAGAATGTTGCATATACAGGAACAGCTGCAGCTAGCGCTGCGTTTGCTTCTGGAATACATCATATTAGAATTGCAGCAACTACTGCTTGTTATTACAAAATAGCAGGAACACCAGTTGCAACATCTAGTGATACATATTTGCCAGCTAACGTAATTGAGATTATCAGAGTAAATCCAGGTCAGAAAATTAGCTTTATACAAGTTTCTTCTGGTGGAACTGCTTCTGTTAGTCAAATGTCTAAGTAATATAATATTACTTTAGTAAGTTAGACCATGAGTAAGATAGTTGAAAAAGAAGGTTTGATGACAACTACTTATCATCAAGAAAAAGATAAAGTTGTTATTGAAAGAAACATAGATTACAAACCTATTGTTGAGCATAATAAAAAATTATACTCTCATAATAACGGTTATTCCAAATCTAAAGATTTAAAAAGAGTTGCTTCTATTCCAACATTAGTTTTAGAAATTTGGTCTAAAGAATATAATGGTAGTTCAAATTGGTTTGCATTACCGTCTGATGTTCAAAAAAAAATATTAAAGAAAAAATTAAACAGTTCTGAATTTCAATTTTTCAGAACAGCACCAGGTAGATTATAATGGCTTTAAGTACATATACAGAATTAAAATCAGCAATTGCTAATTGGTTAAACAGATCAGATTTAACATCAGAAATATCAAGCGACTTTATTGTTCTTACTGAAGCAGACTTAAATGCTAAATTAAGAATACGTCAGATGCATGACCAAACTACAATTACAATTAATGCAGAAACTGAAACTGTTCCAACAGGATTTTTACAAGTAAGAGATTTTTATATTTTAAGTAATGGTCAAAAGTTTCCAATGACTTTTATTTCTCCAGCACAAATGGATTCAGTTAAAGCATCTTCAACAACTGGAGTACCAAGTTCATATACAATATTAGGTTCAACATTTAGATTTGCACCAAGACCAGATAATACTTATTCCGGTGTATTAAATTATTATAAAAAGTTTGACGCTTTATCTTCTGGCAATCCAACAAATTATATTTTAACAGATCATCCTGCTGTATATTTATATGGTAGTTTATTTCATGCTGCTAATTTCTTAGGTGGATTTGATCCAAACCAAGTTCAACAATGGTCGCAAATGTATCAAACAGCTCTTGAGAGAATTGAATTAAATGATAGAGAAGATTCTTTTTCTGGATCTCCGTTACAAATTAGATCAGATGTTACTGTGGCTTCTCCATTTACAAGAAGATACGTTACAACAATAACTGAATAATCGCTATGCAAGTACCTTTTGGTGAATGGTTACCAGATCAACCAGAACACTTGAATCCAGGTGCAAATGTTGCTAAGAATGTTTATTATGCTTTACAAGGTTACAAACCATTTAAAAGTTTGGTTGCTTACAGCTCAAATACGATTTCATCAAATGCTAGGGGTGCTGGGTCATTCAGAGATAATACTAATACTGTTTATAACTTTGTTGCAACTAACACTAATATTTACCAATTAGATTCAGGAACATTTACATCAAGAAAAGGTTCTTTAACTGGTGGCAATACAGATTTCTGGACATTCACACAATTTGGAAATTATATTATAGCAAGTAATGGAGTTGATAATCCTCAATATTATTTAATGGGAACATCAACAAACTTTGCAAATTTATCAGCAATAGCCACAAATGGAACTCCACCATTATTTAGAGTATCAGGAGTTATTAGGGATTTTTTAGTTGTAGGAAATATATCCGGAGCAACGAATAGAATTCAATGGTCTGGAATAAATGATATTTCAACTTGGACAGAAGGTTCTAAGTCTGCTGATTACCAAGACTTACCAGGTTCAGGCGGTAAAGTTGTAGCCATAACATCAGGCGAAGTTGGTTATGTATTTAGACAAAACCAAATTATTCGTATGGACTATGTAGGCGGTGCAACGGTATTTAGATTATCAGTTATATCTCCAAACAGAGGAGCTGTTTATGGAAAAACTGTTTGTCAAGATAATAGAAGAGTATTCTTTTATGCTGATGACGGATTTTTTCAAATAGATGGTGATAACGTAATTGCAATTGGCGCAGAAAAAGTTAATAGATTTTTTGAAAATAATTTAAACAAAGCATTTTCAGATAGAATTGTTGCAGCGGTTGACCCATTTAATCAACTAGCATTATGGTTATATCCTTCAGCTAACAATACAAATAACACAACTGGTATTTGTGATAGGATTTTAATTTATAATTATGCAACTCAAAAATGGTCTATAGCAGAAGCTAGTGCTAGCCAAATATTCTCTCAGTTTGTGGGAGCATATACAGTTGAATTAATGGATATTATATCTCAAAACTTAGAAGATATTAATATTGCATTAGATACTGATTTTTGGTCTGGTGGACAATTATATTTAGGTGCTATAAATTCAGATTATAAAGCTGCTATTTTTTCTGGCAATCAATTAGAAGCTGAAATAGAAACATCTGAACTTGAAATATTTCCAGGTAATAGAGCAAACATAACTGGTATAAGACCCATTGTAGATGCTGAAGCAACGGTTACAATCAAGACAAGAGAACGTCTTGCTGATAGTGAGGTTGAATCTTCAAGTTCAACAATGACAAGTAGTGGTTTAAATCCTGTAAGGAAATCAGGAAGATATGTTAGAGCTAATATTAAAATAGCTTCTGGAACAGAATGGAATCATGCACAAGGTGTAGATTTTGTTGCAAGTAGAGCAGGATATAGATAATGACAATAGATGTTATTGAAAAAGATATAGATAATGTTAGATATTCTTTTGAAACGCAAGAATATTTTCAAAGACAGGTTGAAGAAGCGGTAAATACATATATAAATAAATTCAATACAGAAAACGATAAAGTTTTCTCATGGTTCATAGGAGATTAATATGGCAGGAATAAAAGATTACAGTTCAACAGCAGGCGGAAATACATCAGTAGGCGGTATAAGTATCGCTGAAGGAATGTTGCCTTCAAATATTAATAATGCTTTCAGAGCTTTAACTGCTGACATTAGAGAATGGTATAACGATTCTCAATGGGTTATTTACGGAGATGGCGATAGCGCATTTACAGTTACTTATGCATCATCAACTTCATTTACAGTATCAAGTGCAGACGTTACAAGCTTTTATCATGTTGGTCGTAGAATAAAAGCTGTAGGTTCTGCTACTGGAACTATCTATGGATCAATTAGTGCATCAACATTTTCAACTAATACAACTGTAACAGTAACTTGGGATAGTGGTTCATTATCAAATGAAACTTTAACTATCTATGTAGGTGCTTTATCTAAAACAAATTCATCAATTCCAGATTCAGTTATTGGTTCTACAAATATTGCAGACGGTTCTGTTACAACTGCAAAGATTGCAGATACAAATGTTACAGCCGCAAAACTAGCTTCAACTTTAGATTTATCTGGAAAGACAATTACATTTCCAACAGGAATACCAGCTGTTAATATTGGTGCTGGCACAGTTGATAATACTGAACTTGGTTATTTAAACGGAGTAACAAGTGCAGTACAAACTCAAATAGATTCCAAACAAGCTACAATCACAGGTGGTGCAACCACTATTACATCATCAGATTTAACAGCAAGCAGAGCTTTAACTTCTAATGCTTCTGGTAAAGTTGCTGTATCTTCAGTTACATCTACAGAACTTGGTTATGTATCTGGTGTAACAAGTGCTATTCAAACTCAGTTAGATGCTAAACAACAAACCATTACAGGTTCTGCAACTACAATTGATACAGAATCTTTAACTGCATCAAGAGCAGTTATATCTAACTCATCACAAAAAATTGCAGTATCATCAACGACTGATACAGAACTAGGATATTTAAGTGGAGTAACTTCTGCTGTTCAAACTCAATTAGACGCTAAACTTGTTAAAGCAAGTAATTTATCTGATTTAACATCAACTTCAACTGCTAGAACTAATTTAGGATTAGGAACTATTGCAACTCAAAATGCAAATAACGTTGCAGTAACTGGTGGAACAATTACAGGATTAGGTGATCCATCATCTTCTTCTGAAGCTGCTACTAAAAATTATGTTGATAATTTAGTTGCTGGACTTAGAACAAGAGTTGTTGCTAGAGTTGCTTCTACTACTAACGTAGTTATAGCTTCTGGATTAGAAAATGGTGATACTATTGACGGTGTTACTTTAGTTACAGGAAATAGAGTATTATTAAAAAATCAATCTACTGCATCTCAAAATGGTTTATATACTGTTGTGGCTTCTGGCGCTGCTTCAAGAGATACAGAATTTGATACAATAACAGAATTAGCTGGACAATTAATTTTAGTTTCTGAAGGTTCATCTCAACAAGATACATTATGGTTATGTACTACAGACACAAGTGCCACACTTGGTTCTAGTACAATTACATATACACAGGTTTATCCTAGTTCAGGTGGAACAGTAACTTCTGTAGGTTTAGCTGATGCTGGAGCTTCAGAATTTACAGTAACTAATTCACCGGTAACAGGATCTGGAACAATTAATATTGCTGTTAATTCCATTGCTAATACTAAGATTTCTGGATTAGGTACTGCGGCTACATTAAATGTTGGAACTTCAGCTAATAATATAGTACAATTAACAGCGGCAGCAAAACTACCTGCAGTTGATGGAAGTTTATTAACTAGCTTATCACCAACGCAAATTAATGCTAACGTAAGTTCTACAGAATTTGGTTATTTAGATGGTGTTACATCAGCTATTCAAACGCAATTAGATAGTAAGCCAAGTGCAGGATTTGTGATTGCAATGGCGATTGCATTATAATATAAACTAATATAGGAAATTAAATATGGCACAAAATTTTAGAAGATTTATAGCAAGAAACGTAACAACTTCTGCTAGTACATTAGTAACTGCAAATAGTTACGACACAATCATAGGAATATCTTTAGCTAACACAACTTCTTCAGCTGTTAATGCTTCAGTATATATTACATCAAGTGCTGCAGATTATTACATAGTAAAAAATGCACCGATTCCAGCAGGATCATCATTACAAGTTATTGATGGTGGTGCTAAATTCGTTCTTGAATCTGGTGATGCACTAAAAGTAATTTCTGACACAGCTACATCTTTAGATGTAATTGTTAGTGCAGTTGACGATATTTCAACATAGGAATAAAGAATGCCTTTTATAGGAAATAAACCTTCTGCAGTACCTTTAACTTCTGCGGATATAGCTGATGGTATTATAACTTCTGCAAAGATTGTAGATGGTACTATTGTTAATGCAGACATTAATGCTAGTGCTGCTATAGCTTCTACTAAGTTATCTGGTGTTGCAAATACTCCAGCTTTTCAAGCAACTTTAGGTTCTGCTCAATCTTTAACAGATAGTGTTTTAACAAAATTACAATTTAATACAGAAAGTTTTGATACAAATTCTAATTATGATAACGCAACTAATTATCGTTTTACTCCAACTACTGCTGGAAAATATTTTGTTTATTTAGCATTAACTGTAGGTGCAACAGCTACAAATAATGTTCAAGAAGGTTCTGCTGTGCTAAGAAAAAATGGAACTAGTATTCAAGTAGTTACAACTGGAAATTATGCAAATAATACTTTAAACGCTGTAGGTGTTACTGCTACAAGTGTTGTAGATTTTAATGGTTCAACTGATTACGTTGAAGCTTTTGGTAGAGTTTATGGTTCAGGTACATTAATGGTATTTACTGGAACAAATTCATTTTTTGGTGCTTACAAATTAATAGGAGTATAAATGTTATCAACTAAATTAAAACTATACGCAAATAGAGAAATAGACTTTACTAAAGATGTAATTTTAGAAAACAATAGTGATGGCAAAGGCGATTATATCAAAGAATGGAATTTAGATATTCCTAAACCTTCAATGGCACAGTTAAATGCTTTAGAAGCACAAGCTAATGAA